GCGTGCATGGGTGAATGACGAGGTTCTGGCGAACCGTGACAAGGTTGTCGACCGCGCCCGCGATATGGCGCGCAATCATCCGATTATTGGCGGCGCCATTGATAGACGTACTGAGGCAGTCGTTGGCCCGGAAATCAGGCTGGAGGCGCAACCCGCCTTTGAGGCGATGGGCCGTACAGCCGAATGGGCCGACAATTGGGCAACCGCGACCGAGGAACAGTTCCGCCTCTGGGCGCAGGATCCGATGTTCCGCTGCGATGCAGAAATGCAGTCGACGTTCGGCGGTATCGTCGAATCCGCTTATCGTCACTGGTGGACGGATGGCGAGGCGCTGGCCGTCGTCAAGATGATCGACCGTGGCAGCCCATGGCAGACATGCGTTGAACTGATCGATCCCGACCGTCTTTCCAATCCGAATGGCACGTCGGACAACATGATACTGCCCAACGGCAACCGCATGATCGGCGGCGTCGAGATAAATCCCGACAATGCCGCGGTCGCTTATCATATCCGCTGCGCGCATCCGGCAGAGTCGGGCCGCACCGATGGAGAGACATTCCGCTGGGAACGTGTGGCGCGCTTTGGCCCTACCGGACGGCCGCAGGTCATCCACGCCTTCAAGCGCGGCCGGGCAGGACAACGGCGCGGCATCTCGCGGTTCGTTGCCGCCATCAAGCGGATGAAGCAATTCGACCGTTACGATGATGCCGAGATCGAGGCGGCGCTGCTCAATTCGGTTATGGCCGCATGGGTTGAAAGTCCGTTCCCTACATCTGATGTGGCGGAGGCGCTGGCGCCTGGCAGCGCAGAGGACAGCACGGGATGGTCCTATGAGGAACAACTCAAATATCGTTTAAAGAATGCCGTCAAACTCGACGGCGCCCGCGTCATCCACGGACTGCCCGGCGAGAAGATGGCGTTCCATCGCGCCGAGCATCCATCGCAGAACTACCCGGAATTTCAAGCAACGGGCCTGCGCTCTCTCGCAGCCAACTTCGGATTGTCCTATGCGCAGGTTGCGCAGAATTGGGCGGACATCAATTATTCGTCGGGCCGCCTCATGCTCAACGAGATCTGGCGCGGACTGTTGCATGACCGTTATGAGTTCACGAGCCGCTTCTGCACCCCGGCGTATAGCGCGTGGCTGGAAGAATCGGTCGCTAATGGCCGCGTCAAGGTGCCCGGCCGCCCACTCAATTTCTACAAGTGGAAGCTGGAGCTAACGATGTGCGAGTGGATGGGGCCGGGCCGCGGCACGGTCGATCCGCTCAAGGAATCGAATGCCGACGAGCTTAACCTGCGCATGAACACCACGACGCTGGCTGATATTGCCGCTGATCAGGGCCGCGATCCGCGCCGGATCATCAACCGGCGAGCGCGCGAGATTGCACTGCTCAAGGCTAATAATCTGACCGATATTTCTGAAACCGACCCGGTGAAGGCTGGGCGACCCGCCGCGAATGGCAGCGATAACGGCGATGGCCAGCCCAATAGCGATGGAACGAAGCAATGAGGGATTTCGCACGCATCGGGCAACGCATGTTCAATGTGCCGCTGATGATCGAACCGGCCAAGGCTGAGATGGTTTGCGCCGCGCTGATGGATCAACTCGGCATCACGCGCTTTTCGCGCATCGATGGCGTCACGCTGGGCGCGAGCGATCTCAAACAGCGCGCCGACGACGGGCTTTCCGAGGACCGTGCGCAGACACGTTTCTATCAGTTGCAGGATGGTGTCGCGATCATCCCGATTGAGGGATCGCTGGTGCAAAAGCAGTCGGGCCTTGATCCCTGGTCGGGCATGACGGGGTATAATCAGGTTGTCCGCAAGCTGCGCGAGGCTCGGTCTGATCCTGCCGTGCGTGGAATACTTCTGGCGATCGATAGCCCCGGCGGCGAGGTAGCGAAATGCTTTGAGGCTGCCAATGAGATTTTCGAGGGTTCAGCCCGCAACGGCGGAAAGCCTGTCTGGGCCTATTCCAACGAGATGATGTGCAGCGCCGCCTATGCGTTGGGCTGCTGCGCTGATCGTGTGTTCATGCCGAACACCGGCATCATCGGGTCCGTTGGCGTGTGGACTATGCTGGTCAACATGACGAAGGCACTCGACAAGGATGGAATCGCCGTAACGATGCGGCGCGCTGGCGAACGCAAGGCGCGCGGCGGCCCTTATGAAGATTGGGATCAGGAAACGCTCGATAAGATCGATGCGTGGATTGATCAGACGTGGGACATATTCGCGAACGTCGTTTCGCAGGCTCGACCACAGATGTCGGTCCCAGATGTGAGAGAATTAGAGGGGGATTGGTTCGCTGGCGTGGATGCGCTGCCGACCGGCCTCATCGACGGAATCGGTGCAGAAGCCGATGTTTTTGATGCGCTCCGGCGGGAAGTCGCCCGCGCCTAATAACCGAAAGGAACTGTAATGAGTAATGCTCCCAAGGGGCTGGTTCTGGCTGCGCCCAAAGCATCTGCCAGCCTGTCCGACGTTTTGGCCAAGGCATCGGCCGATGATAAGAAGGCGGCATTCTCGGCGCTGAAAGCCGAAATGGAACCCGACCCCGAAGATAAGAAAGAGGACGGGGAAGGCGACGAAAATTGCAAAGACAAGGCCAAGGATAAGGCGAAAGACACTGATACCGGTGCCGCCGCCGAAGCCTCGGCTGATTTCAAGGCTGGCCAGAAAGCCGAGCGTGATCGTGTCGCTACCGTGTTCGCATCCGAGCACGCCAAGGGCAATGAAGCCCGCGCCGCCAAGTTGCTGACCTCCAGCATGTCGGCCAGTGAAATCGTCGGCTTCCTTGCTGATGAACCCAAGCAGTCCGCCGATCAGGGCGACAGCAAGGCCATGATGGAAGCGATCACCGGCCAGAACGCCAATCTCGGAAGCGGCGGCAACAATGGCGGAACGCAAGCCGTCGATCATTCGGCCGGCTGGAAAAAGGCCACCGCCGCCGTGAACGCCCGCAACGGCTTCAAGAATTAACCCAATCACCGCGCTTCGGCTTGCGCCGGGTCGCTCAACTTTCCCTTTCTGAAAGGACAACAACATGACTGTTTTGACCGAAGGCGCGCGCGTCGCCGAATTTCTGATGGCTGAGGCTGAAGGTGATCGCTCGCGCGACGGCATCACCCTCAAATCGGGTAATAACCTGCCCTCTGGCCGTGTTCTGGCAACTGTCATTTCCGCCCAGACCGTAGTATCTGCTGCGAAATCGGGTGGTAATACCGGCAACGGCACGTTCACCATTGACGGTACGACTCCATTGCTGCCCGGCGGCAAGCTCGGCGTATACTCGCTCCGCTGCATCGCGGCGGCCACCAACAACGGCACGTTCCGTCTTGAAGATCCCGATGGCATCGTGCTGGGCGATATCGTCATGTCCGGCGGTGCGGGGACTGTCTCCGAGCAGATCAAGGGTGCTCTCGCGGATGGCGCTACCGACTTCGTTGTCGGCGATGGCTTCGACATCACCGTGTCGGCCATCACGACCAAGGATGTCGAGTTCAACCCGGCGGGCACTGATGGGTCGCAGATCGCGACCGGCATTCTCTACAAGGCGGTCGACGCCACATCCGCTGACCAGAAGGGCGTGTCGGTTCGCCGTGCCGCCGAGGTCAACGACAATCTCGTAACCTGGAAGTCCGGCGCGACCACGGCCCAGAAGGCCAAGGGCAAGCAGGATTTGGCCAAAGGCGGGATCATCTTCCGCTCCTGATTTCACTCATCTTCCGCCCACTGAGGGGCGTCGAGGCATTGCTTCGGCGCCCCTTTTGTTTGCGCATTTCAAAAGGACCATGACATGGCAACTTTCGACGTATTCAAGTCGGACGCCTTCAACATCATCGAGATGACGAACGCGATCCAGGACATCAAAACCGTCCCCACCTTCCTTGACGATCTCGGTATCTTCACCCCGACCCCGATCACTACCGAGCGTTTCGAGATTGAAATGGTCGGCGATGGCACGCTCGCCCTCATTCCCACGACCGAGCGCGGTGCTCCCCGCACGCCAATCGGCCGCGACCGCCGCACCATGCGCGACTTCTCGACCGTGCGTCTGCGGCAGTTCGATGTCCTGCGTGCTTCCGAAATTCAGGGTGTGCGCGCTTTCGGGTCGCAAACCGAAGTTGAGGCGATGCAGAGTGTGGTCGCTGTGCGTCAGGCAAAGCTGATGCGCCGTCTGCAACTGACCAAAGAATATCACCGCCTCGGCGCCATCAACGGCATCGTGCTGGATTCGGACGGTACGAGCACCATCCGCAACTTCTATACCGAATTCGGTATCACGCCGCCCACCGAAATTGCTTTTGACTGGGCCAACAAAACCAACGTCACCGGCTTTCTCCGTGCAAACGTCATCCGTCCGATGGTGCAGGGTTTGGGCGGTCGCTGGACGCCGGGTGCGCGCATTGTCGCGCTGTGCGGCGATCAGTTCTACGACGCCCTTATCGCGAACAGCGAAGTGCGCGCCAGCTATCTAAACTGGGAAGCCGCCAAGGGACTTCGCGGGAACAGCGATGGTGGCATCGGTCGCGCTTACGGCAACTTTACCTTCGGCGATATCGAATGGATCAACTATCGCGGTACGGATGACAATACGACTGTGGCCATCGGCACGACCAAGTGCCGCCTGATCCCGGTCGGCATCCCCGATATCTTCCAGTCGGTCTATTCACCGGGCGAGAGCTTCGAAGTGGTCAACACTTTGGGGCAGGAGTTCTACTCCAAGCAGGTTGTCGATCCGAGCGGCTACAACGAGTTCGTCGAAATCGACCTCGCGTCCTATCGCCTCGACATGTGCGTCGCACCGCAGGCACTGCTCCAGGGCCGCGCTGGCTCCTGATAAGTTTGGGGTCGCCTTTGGGCGGCCCCTCCCCTTTCCATTCCAGTCTGGAGAAGCAATATGGCTTCAACCATCAAATGCGTGGCGCTGGTGGCGTTTACGCAGTTCGTCAGCGGCTATGGCATGATCCATGGCAACCCTGACGCAAAAGACGCCAAATTCCCTTTGGTGCCTGAGGATTCCGTCGAGCGCTTTGTTGAAGCTGGCTATATCGAAGCCCCCGAAATCGAAGCCCCCACAGGCGCTTTCGAGATGAAGCCTATCAAGTTCGGCAATTACCTCATCACCGGACCTGGCGTCGAACCCGATACGATCATCAAGGGCAAAAAGGATGCGGAAGCATATCTCGCTCTGCTGGTTGAATCGTCTCACGACGCTGGCGAGGACGCCCCGGTCTGATGGCCATTCCTGATTTGGAAAGCGTCACGCCGATGCTTTTCAATACCTGCGACACGAGGCTGGGCGACACGATTACGATCACGCCGCCCAGCGCCGCACCGATCACGATCAAGGCCCATGCTGCATTCGGCGACCGCAGGCAGGACTTCGGATTGAGTGCGTCGACTGTTCAGGACGCTGCCATTGATATCGACATGGCGCTCGTGCCTGGAAAGCCTGATGCGACATGGCGCGTCACCTTCCTGCGCATACCCGGCCACTCCTATGCCCCGCGCGACGTTCAGCGCGACCTGAGCGGCTTCCGGTGGGAGTTCGGCGTGAAGGAGGTGAAAGGTGGCTGATGCTCCGATCCGCAAGATCATGCTGGCCTTCGCGGCGCTCCTTGCTCCATTGACGGCCACGGTATATATCGACCGTACCGATGATGAGCCGCTGGATGACGCCGAGCGGCCCGGAATTATTCCGCGTGTGCCGCATATCGCGTTCGAGAACTACCAGTCGCAGGGCATGGATTTGTGCCGCGCCACTTTCCATTTCGATTGCCATAGTTCGGGCACGTCTACCGAAACGATCGACCATCAGAACCAGTCGACTGTAACCGATATTCTTGCGGCCATCGCCTCTGACCGGACACTCGGCGGGCGGCTGCAAAGCTGTGAAGCCATGGCTGCTTCCGGCGCCGCACAGGACGGCGCCGATATTGGTTGCGCCATTCTGGAGGTCGAGGTCGTGTTCTTCACTGATCGCGACAACCCATACACCATCGTCGGCCAGGCCGGCGCCACCTTCTGACACCTTTATAAAGGAAACTGCATATGCCTTCTGCACCGGACATTGCTCCGGCGCTGCCTGCTGGCTGCGTCGATTTCAACAAGCTGCACAGTCTGATCGCCAAGGGTGATCCTGATGCGGTCGCCAAGGCGACGGTCATCCCCGACGCCGAACTGCCTACCCCCCTCGTGGAAGCGTCCGCTCCCGCGAAGGCCGAATAAGGAGATTCTGAAATGGCATTTCGCTCTCAATTCACGTCCGTCGCGGTCGCCGTTCAGTCGTCCGTCGACACATGGGGTTCGCCCTCCAGCGCCGACCTCTTCCCTTGCGCCAATGTGCGTCTCAGCAAAGAGTCCATCACGGCTGAAAACCCTGAATATCTGGGCACTGTCGACAAGCCGGGTGACTTCGTTCTGGGTCAAAAGGTCAGTCTCACGTTGTCCATTCCCATCCGCGCTCCCGGTGGGGCATCGCCTCCCGCGGCCGGCGCGTTCATCCCCGGTCGCTTCCTGCGCGCCGCTGGCTGGACGGAAAATATTCTCTCCGCAGCAGTGCCTGTAGCCGCTGAGGCTTTGGGTGTGGGATCTACAACGACGGCGGCCAAGCTCGGTTCAACCGCCGTTGCAACCGCGCAGCTCTACAAGGGTCTGGCACTGAACCTCTCCGACAATGGCACGGGCTATAACCGGCAGTTGACGGCCATCCGTGATTACACCAGCGCCAAGCTGGCAACGATCGCGGAAACGCTCGGATCCCCTCCCGCCGCCAACTATCAAATCCCCAAGCAGCTCGCGTATCAGAGTGGCGCATCGGGTGTTCCGCCGGTCCTTTCACTCTCGGTCTGGTATGACCACAGCCGTTATGATCTGCTCAACATGACCGTATCGTCGTTGAAGTTCACCTTCCCGGCATCGACCCGCAATTCGACCGAATATCCGATGATCGAATTGACGCTGGATGGCGATCTCTATGCGTTCGCTGATGAAGATGCGCCGTTGGTTGGCGCGCTGGGCGCCATCCCGACGTTCAAGGATGGCGATTTCTGGGTCGCGGGCAAGGCGCTTGGCGGCTCCAGCTTCTCGGTCGATATGGGTATTCAGGTTGGCTATCCGCCGAACCCGAACAAGGCGTCGGGTAATGATGCCGCCCAGATCACCCAGACCAAGCGCACCGCCCAGATCAACCTCAATCATAACTTGAAGGCGACGATCGACTTCGAGGCGTTGGCATTGGCACAGGCTCAGCAATGCCTGTGGGCGCAGTACGGCTATGTTGCCGGCAATTGCGTGTCCTTCATCATCCCGAACGGCCGCTTTGCCTATGCGAATGTCGATAACAGCGGCGAGTTCGTCACCCAGACGATCGACATGCTGATCGATGATTCAGCGAAGGCTGTGAACCTGATCTTCCCGTTCTAATTCCTCCCACCAAAGGATAATCCCGTGACGAACTATCCTGCCGAGCGCGGGGAAATCTTGGCGTTCACGCCAGATTCCATCGCCAATCTGCCATCGCCTCCAGTGTTCCGCATCAAACCGGGCACCGGGCGCGACCGGCGTGCACTTACCAAATTGCTGATCAGTGAGGGTTTGGTTCGCCATTCCCTTGCCGATTTGCGCGAGGAAACCTTGCGCGGCCTGAAAGCCCAATGGTCCGACGACGTGTTCGGCGAACAGGAAGGGCGCATCCGTGGCTATTGGGATGCTTTCGACCAGCACATCAAAGAGCATGAAGGCGAGGAGGAAATTCCCGATTTCGTCCATGCCGATGCGCAAGCCATGCACGATCTCTCGAAACAGATATTCGAGGCATGGGAACCCTTGCGCCAAATGGCAGCCGACAATCAGGACTATGACGCCACGTGGCCGTCGCTGATCCTGTGCGTGATGTTGGCCGGATGGTCTGGCATCGACGTTATGTGCAAGCGTGAGGCCGGCATCGTCCCACTCGAAAGCATCGCTGAACTGTCCGAAAGCCTCTCCTCAATCGAAGAAGAGAATGGCGGCATCGTCGACGGCATCGTCTCGCCGGGCGTTGCCTTCATGCAACTCTGCTCCGAGGCAGCCAATCGGCTCACTCTCAACAGGAGTGAGGAAAAAAACTCCGCATCGCCGTCGCCATCTACCTCCACCCCGAACACTTCGAAGAAGGGTGGGAAGGCGAACAAAAGTTCGCGATCGAAGGCGTCGGCGAGTTCGACCGAAACCCCCGCCACCTGATCGGCGAGGAGGAATTCGAGATGATTCGGATGTATCAGCAGTGCGATAACGGCATGGCCGGGAGGGTATGGCCGGATGGTGGCGCCCTGCTCGATCAGCCGTGCAAACTGGTGCAGGCGTTCAACGTCATCGCGGATGCCATGGTGAAGGGGCGGAAATAGGCATGATTTCCGCCCGCATTGGCCGTCCGAAAATGGAGGCGTTCAAAGATTTCGAGAAGTTCTCGATCCAACGCCTTGAGAATGCGGCCCTTATCGCGACCGACCGTGCGGCGTCCCAAGCCAAAGTGGACATGCGCGGCATCTTTGGCGGCCAGCGCCTTACCCGCCT